GTTCTCTCATATTGTCTTCTAAATCATTTACTTGGTCTTCAGTATCGAATGGTGGCTCATACCACCAATCGGGTGCAACATAATCTTTCATTTTATAGACCTTTGATCAGCCTAATGATAGTGTTAGAAACACCATTGTAGTAACATTCTTCAGCGTACTCGTTGATTAAGAGATCGTAAAGCTTATCTTTTACTTGTACGGTAAATGAAAATGTTTCGTGCGTGTGGGGAAAAAGAACCTGTAGCTCTTCCCAGACTGACTCATTGAATCTCTCGCTCTCTATACAGCTCATATTCACCTTTACTTTGAATGTGACAACCATTGTGCAAGTCGAACACTATTTAAGTCAACACTCTTTCCCAAAAAAAGAAAAATTGCCTGTAAAAGTCGAACATGTTAAGATCTTGCCCCTAAAAAGGAAGATACCCCAATGATGTCGCTATTAGATTTTTTAAAGGTCAATAAGATCTCTCAGAGAGAGTTTGCTAGATTCTTGGGTATCTCTAATTCAACCGTCTGTAGTGTAGTCAATGGAAAGAGACCATCAAAGAAGATCGCTAGACTAATTGAGAAGAAAACGGGTGGAAAGGTAAGAGCATCCACCCTATTACAACAAGACCCTTGGATTCGGACGTATAGATACTATTAAGCCGAACGTCTGTTCTTGTTTTCTATGAAGTGAGCACTCTGACCGTATTCAATCACTTTTTGCTTATCTAATACAAAGGCATTCCCACACTTTGCTGGGAAAAGATGTCCTTTATAAATTGCATAATATAAATTTTGAACGTCACATCCCAAAAGCTTAGCTGCATCCCGTACGGAGATTGTCCCTCTTTCTTCTTGAAATATAGGAACTCCGTTGATTGTTGAGCTGATATTTCTGTCATATCTGGATTTAGCATACTTATCGAGCTCATCAAAGGGGATCAAAAGCTTTCCGTTTCTTTTAATGACCCCATTAACCCTACCTTTGTGAATCACGGCAAAAATACCCTGTCTTGTTACATTTAAAAGATTTGCTGCTTCTTTGACTGTTATGTATTCCATACCACCACCATAAAAACTTATTGAAAAAGAAATAATTTAGTGGCATCCCTTAATTAACTCAAGAAAAAACGTTATGCTACAAATCACAGCCCCCATTCAATTTACCCTTCATATTATTCCACCCCCACAAAAAAAGACTAAATTCGCTTTTCGTTGTAAACGTCCTCATGCTTATGACCCATCAAAGGGCGATCTTACGATGCTACAATGGATGATCAAGGCATATGCCCCAAGAGAGCCAATCCCCGGGCCAGTGATCGTTACTTACTCGTTTTATTTGCCAATTCCTAAGAACACTTCAAAAGTGCGTACTGTT